CAGACCAACGGTGCTGTTGATAAGTTCACTGTTGATACTGATAATGGCAACACAGATATTCGTGGAACCCTGGATGTTGGTGGTGATGTAACTGCTGAGTCCAATCTTACTGTTACTGGAAACCTTACTGTTAATGGCACAACCACTACTGTCAACTCTACGGTCACAACTCTCGATGACCCTATTATTACTGTGGGTGGTGACACAGCACCATCGACTAACGACGGTAAGGACCGTGGTGTTGAGTTCCGTTATTACGACGGCTCTGCGAAAGTGGGTTTCTTCGGATATGACAGATCCGCCAACCAGTTCGCATTCCTGACAAGTGCAACTAACTCCTCTGAAGTTCTTACTGGTACAGATGGTGCTCTTCGTGCTGGTTCTCTTAATCTTACTGGGTCTGGCACGGGTCTTGATGTTGATGCCAATGCCAACATTGATGGCACCCTGACAGTTGATGGACAAATCACATCTAACGTTGCTCAGGGTACAACACCTCTGGTCATCACATCTACTACCAAGGTCAACAACCTGAACGTTGACTTCCTGGATAGCATGACAACCGCAAGTGCAAACACTGCATCTACGGTTGTTAATCGTGACTCATCTGGTAATTTTGCTGCAGGAACTATCACTGCTGCTCTGGTTGGTAACGCTTCCACAGCAACTACCCTGGAAACTGCAAGAACAATCACTGTTGATGGTGTTGTTGATGGTTCTGTTTCGTTCAACGGTTCTGCTGATGTAACCATCTCTACCACGTTCAACGACTCTGACATCACTGCGCTGGCAGCACAGACGGGTACAGGTCTGGTGGTAAGGACTGGTACAGGCACCTATGCAAGGCGCTCTGTGACCGCTACAGCGTCCTCTGGCGTCACTATTACTAACGGTGATGCTGTTGCTGGTAACATCAGCATTAACGTCGCTTCTGCGTCCTCTAACTCGGCAAACAACCTGGTCCTGCGTGACGCTTCAGGCAACTTTGCTGCTGGTACAATCACAGCATCTCTGACTGGTAACGTCACAGGTGATGTAACAGGTGATTTGACTGGTGATGTTACAGGCAATGTCACAGGTAACGTGACTGGTAATGTCACGGGTAACGTAACTGGTACAGTTTCTAGTATTGCTAACCATGACACTGGCGACCTGGCAGAAGGCACAAATCTGTACTACACAGACGCTCGTGCTGATGCTCGTATCGCTGCAGCAGATACCGATGACCTGAGCGAAGGTTCTACCAACCTTTACTTCACTAATGCACGTGCTGATGCTCGTATTGCCGCTGCTGATACTGGTGACATTTCTGAAGGCACGAATCTGTACTACACAGAAGCAAGAGTTCAGACACAACTCGATAATGCATATGAGCAACTGAGAGCAATGCTCAACAACCTTGCAACTGCAACAACTCTGACCCTGGCACTGTCTGGCGATCCTACTCCTGGTGATGTAACTGCTTTCAATAATGCTTCTCTGTCTGGTGGTACAGGTTACAACACCGCAACTGGTGTTGCTACTACATCCAGTGGCAGTGGCACAGGTTTGACAGTAGATATCACTGCATCTGGTGGTATCATTACCGCTGTTGCAATCAACAACAATGGTTCTGGTTATGCTGTTGGTGAAACTATCACCATCTCTACTGGTAATGCAGATGCAACTATTGATGTCTCTGCTGTTATTGAAATGGCAGTTGGTGATACCGTTACTGGCGGTACATCAGGCACCACCGCTGTTATCACCGCTGTGGGCACTAATCAGATTACTGTTGATACCGTTGATGGATTCTTCAAGAAGACTGAGACCGTAACTGCAGGTGATGTTTCTAACCTTACAATCTCCTCATTCGCTTGATAACACATGTCAGCTACTAGACCCGCTACCAAAACAGAACTAAGAGATTACGCTCTTCGCCGTTTGGGTTACCCCACAATCGATATCAACGTTGCTTCTGCTCAACTTGATGATTTGATTGAAGAGGCGATCGATTACTATCAAGAGTATCACTATAACGGAAGTTATAAAGCATTCATCAAGATTGAAGTAACCGAAGCAATCAAGACCGCTGCTAAGTCTACAACTCAGATGGGTTCAACAGACTGGTATGAAGGAAACGAGTATGTTTCTCTTCCTCCTGGTGTTCTGTCTGTCAATCATGTATACAGTCAGATTGGTGCGTCTAGTGTGACACCTGGTAATATCTTTAATATCAAGTATCAAATCTTCCTGAATGACATCTATGCTATGACGCATGGACACATTCTGCATTACTTCATGACATCTCAATATCTTGAGACTCTTGATTTTGTTACCAACTCTGCTATGAATCGTAGAGTTCGTTTCAATGAGCATCAGGGTAGACTGTATCTTGACTTTGATTGGAATGAGTTGCAGGTTGGCGACTACATCTTGGTAGAAGTTATCATGCGTCAGGACCCCGAAACCTATACTGACATGTATAACGATTCCTGGTTGAAAGACTATGTTGAAGCATTGTTCCAGCAGCAGTGGGGTCGTAACCTAAGTAAGTATGATGGTGTTCAAATGATTGGCGGCGTCACTCTAAATGGTCGTCGTATTCTTGAAGATGCGAGTCAGTTCAAGAAGGACCTTGAAGAAAGTATTCGCTCCACTTATGAAATC